AATGGAACCGCTCACTTTATAGTAAAGCTGGCCGGAACCATTGCCAGATACGGTTACTTTTGTTTTGCCGGAAGTAGTACCCGGTACGGTCGAAACTGTCAGTGTACCAAGTTCGCCGGAAGGGTCCTCACCGCCTTTAGCAATCGCAATTTGGTTGATAACTTCCGGGATAGTTGTTCCCGGAATATCCTCCCATGTGCTGCCGTCCCCTAAAAGGACGGCACACAGATTCTTTAAGGCTTTTACCGTTGTGTCAATAATCATATAATCACCTCATTATTTCTTTTTGATGATATAGCATCCCTGTGGGTCTACAATCTTACCATCCACGATAGTAAGGCCTTTGTTTACCCATTCGTTCTTTTCCTCGTCAAAATAACGCTTCATACCGAACGCAAGGTTCGTATTGATTGCGTAGTCGTTAGGAATCCAGTAAACACCTACAACGTCGCCAGTATTTGCACTGTCAAAGTCTGCGACAATGTCAGGCTCTACCATTGTTACCTCACGGCCGTAAAATCTGCCAGAAGTAGCGGACTCGCCCACGTTTAAGTCTGTTGCTTCACGGAATACAGGTCTATTATTTGCGTCCTTCATGGTTAAGAGATTACTTTCAACCGTTCCGGCTGTGAAAATAAATTCACCCTGTCCACGTTTTGAAAGTGGGATGATTGCAAAGAGTTTCTTTCTCCATTTTTCCCAGTCGGAAAATTCGGCATCTGTAAACTCAATGATATGGCCTTTCTGACTTGTTACACGAGTGTCTTTGAGAATACCAAGCATCTGTCCCTGACCTGTTCCGGCAATAATACCTTTATCCATTGCCTCAACATATGCCTCCGTCATAATTCTTACGATTTCTTCCTCAAAGAGGGAAAGTGTAACGACCTGTGAAAGCAATGTCTGTGATACACGAATCTCACCGATGTTATAAGAAAATTCAATGTATTCTTTAATGTCTCCAGCCTTCTGTCTAGTAGAAACGGTTGTTTCTGTAATCCACTTAAAGTTAGCCTTTAAGTCGGAAATAGGGAACTTCACACCGCCCTGAATGTTTAACTTACGCACCTTAGAATATAACTGACCGTATACCTTAGATACTTTCTTGATAAATTCATTCATGATGGTTGTCGGAATAATCATCCCTAAGTCAGCGGCAACGGTTGGGCCGGGATCGCCTCCTGCTCTCTGAATCAGTTCGGCTGGAATAGGTGTTCCACGCTGCACATAATTCTTAAACGCTGTACGATACTCAATAGTTCCGTAAGGGTCGTTATTGTCAGGCTGGTTGTTCATGTTTGTGTGCTGACCATAAGCACCTCGAACCACGGTCGTTCCTACCGGGTCACCTGCGCCCGGTACTGGTGCTAAGCCTCTCTGCTGTGGGGCGGCTGCCGGGTCATTTACCGGATCGTCCGGGTCATTAAATGGGGCCGGTTCTCCACCTTCTCCGTCAATCGCTCTGATTTCTTCTTCTGTTTCTCCGATTTCCGCGTTTACGTCCTCTAACTGTTCGTTGATACTTCTTACTTCTGCCGCATCCTGTGACGCTAACGCTCTTTCTTTTAATTTCTGCTTTTTTGCCTGTAAACGCTGTAAACGCTTCTCTAAAATTGCTTTTCTACCCATCTTAAAAACCTCCTAAGATCTCAGTTTTTGCTTTCAATAGTGCTAATTCATTGTCAGTGTCCGCCGACGTACCACGGTGCTGTCTTGCACTGTCCAGCGCAGACCGGGCATTGTCCAACGCCCCCTTGCAGCGTGCATTTATCTCAGTGTTTTCGTAAGCTGGAAATGTTACCGCACTTACTTCCACGACTGTACTAATATCTTTGATGTGGCGGGTTGGGTGGTCGGAATCTAAGTTCTCCCACTCCTCGTC